ATGGGAATCAGTAATTACCGCGTAAAGATCCAGTGCGATGACGGGAGAGTGACTTATCGGGAATGTAACACCATGGAACAGGCCTGGGAGTATTACGATGAAGTGGATGGGGAAGCAGAGATTCAGCAGTACAATGCGGCGCTGGGCACCTATGAGATTGTGGTGTATCCCGCATTCGAATACTAAGGAAGGAGGAAATCAGTGACACACAGGATTTTTAACGCCGGCAACGTGCTGGGCGGGACTGCCTTCCTTGCCATGATAGGCGTCGTAGGGGCCGCAAGCTGGGCCATAGAAAATGACGGTTCCTACTGGAGTACTATCGCATTTATGGTACTGCTGATCGCATGTGCATACCTGTCTATACGGGAAGAAGGCAAAAGAAAATAGGCTCCGCCTGCCAACCAAAGCACGGAGCCTACCAAATACTTAAAAATATCTATGCATCCATTATAAGGGATGCGGAAAGGAAGGTCAAGTGGATTTCGTGTTTTGCAGTTGTGAGGAGTGCGCATACAACCGGGACAGGATGTGCAGAAGGGAATCTATCTCTATATCCTGGACAACCTCCAATGAGTTCCGTTGCGGAGAACGAATAAGCTATCCGGTATGTGCGGATTATCAGGAGGTTGGAGAAGCAGATGGCACAGATTGAGGTAGAGAACATCGTGGTCACTGATTGGTGGTGGGGCGAGCAGGAATACCGGGTGCCCAGCCGGGCCCGGATGAAGAGGGAAAGACAGGCCTATGAAGAGGCGGAAAGAGAGGACAGGGAAGTTGAAGACAGGAGATAAGGTGACATGGGACAGCCAGTCCGGCGGGACATGGACGGAAAAGACCGGTACGGTCATCAGGGAAGTCCCATCTGGAGAGTCGGCAAAACAGTATGTGCCAGATGGGATAAGGAAATCCCATGTCAAATTTGACAATGTAAGCAAGAATGATAGGGTGCTTGTGGCCGTTCCGGCCGGCAAGGATGGGAAGATTACCCATTATTACTGCCCGAGGAAAAGCGTGCTGACTGTAAAGGAGGATTAGGAGAGCATGAGTACATTGTATGAAATCACAGGAGATTATCTCCGTTTACTGGAAATGTTGGAGGAAGAGGAAAACATTGACCTGCAGGCATTTCAGGACACCTTAGAGGGAATTGATGGGGAGTTTGAGATTAAGGCTGATGGTTATGCCAGGGTATTGAAGGAGCTTGCGGCCGAAGCGGGGAAATATGACGCTGAAATCCAGCGCATGACCGCAAGGAGGGATTCTCTTAACAACCGGAGTAAGATGCTCAAACAGCACTTGTATGAGAGCATGAAAGCTACTGGCAAGCTGAAATTCAAGACGGATTTGTTCAGTTTTGGCATCCAGAAGAATGGCGGTTTACAGCCGATGGAGATTTTACCGGACGTTACAGTCCCGGACGAATACTGCCGGAAGGAGCCTGACAACATGAAAATCCGTGAAGCGCTCAAAAACGGTGCAGAACTGCCTTTTGCGGTGTTGAAAGAGCGAGGAGATCATTTGGTTATCAGATAAAAAATCATAGGAGAATAGGGAAGAATGAAAGTATCAAAAATCATTATCAAGAATCTTTTTGGAATTACAGAACAGGAATTGGACAGCCGCAGCGTGGAACTGATCGGCGAGAACGGAACCGGGAAAACGTCCGTGATTGATGCCATCAAGTATGCGCTGACCAACAAATCGGACCGGGATTACATCGTGCGAAACGGCGAGACAGAGGGCGAAATCATTATTGAAACGGATACTGGCCTGAGCATTAACCGGAAATCCCGGACAACGCAGACGGATTTTAAGTCTGTCAAGCAGAATGGGAATATCGTTCCGTCTCCGGAAGCGTTCCTGCGTGACATTATTACTCCCCTGCAACTGCAGCCTATGGAGTTCATGCGCATGGGTAAGAAAGAGCAGAATGCGACAATACTTAACATGATTGATTTTCCGTGGAATATGGAGACAATCCGGGAATGGTTCGGGGAAATTCCGGCAGATGTGAATTATGAGCAGAACATTCTGGCCGTTTTGAATGACATCCAGGCAGAGAACGGTACATACTTCCGTAGCCGGCAGGACGTGAACCGGGACATAAAGTCGAAGAAATCCGTTGTAAATGACATCAAGGCAGCATTGCCGCAGGACTATGACGGCAGCAAGTGGGAAAGTGTCAATGTTGGGGAGCTGTACACCCAGATTGAGAAAATTCGTAAGTCTAATGAGCAAATTGAAAAGGCAAAGCGGCTGAAAGACGGGTTTGAGAACAAACTCCGGGCGATTGAAGCGGACAGAGACATTGCCTTGTCTGCCCTGAACAGCGAAATGGTGGCAAAGGAGAGGAACATTGACACGCAGCTTGCCACACTGAAAGAGCAGATTAATTCCCTTGAAAAAGAGAAATCCGGCTTATCTTCTGTTAGAGCGGATCGGGAAAAGGTCATTCAGAGCGAATATCGGGAGAACGTGGCAAAGCATGAATCTACTGTAGCCGCTTATTCGGAATATGCAGACAAGGAACCGCAGCCGGTGGATGCGCTGCTGAAAAAGGCAGAGGAAACCGAGAAGATGAAATCCCATATTAACGAGTGGCACCGGATGCTGTCTTTACAGAAAGATATTGAAGAACTGACAAAGAAGTCCACTTCCTACACGGAGAAGATTGAGAAAGCCCGGAATCTGCCCGGTGAGATTTTGGAGAAAGCCACGATTCCGATTGATGGGTTGTCCGTCAAGGATGGTATTCCGCTTATCAACGGACTTCCGGTAAGCAATCTGTCAGAGGGTGAGAAGCTTGACCTTTGCATTGATGTGGCAATCCAGAATCCGGCAGGATTGCAGATTATCCTTATTGATGGAGTGGAGAAGCTGTCTACGGAAATGCGTGAGCGGCTGTACAGTAAGTGCAAGGAAAAGGGATTGCAGTTCATTTCCACACGTACCACGGATAGCAAGGAATTAACTGTGATTGAACTGTAACTATGGGAAAGGCGGGGCAGTTTAAAGGCTGTCCTGCTGAATTAGGAGAGTGGATATGGAAACTTTACCATTAAACTGTGAGTGCGGTTGCATGGAAACAGAGGAAAGAAATGTCTATAAAGAGGATATTTGCGGAATATTTACTCCTGTTGAATGGGATTTGCATTGTAAAAAATGCGGTAAGTATTTAGGACATTTCGCATATGGACATTGGGAATATTAGGAGATTGGAGGATTAGGGAAATATGGCAAAAGTAATTGCAATAATGGGAGAGTCCGGTTCTGGGAAAACCACTTCCATGCAGAACCTTGACCCAAAAACAACATTTTATATCGACGCAGACAGAAAAGGTTTGTCATGGAGAGGTTGGAGGGAACAGTACAGCGAGAAAAAAGGAAATTATTTGAAAAGTGATGATGTGAACATTGTCCGGCAGTACATCCGAAAAATCGCTGAAATGAAAAACTGGAAAGTGGTGGTTGTTGATACCATTAACGGCTTAATGGTTGCTGATGAAATGCGCCGGAGCAAGGAAAAGGGATATGACAAGTGGGTTGACCTTGCAACCTGCGTTTGGGACTTGGTAGTTGACTGTTATGATTACCGGGATGACTTGACAGTTATTTTTACGGCGCATACACAGACAGAAACAGATGATTCCGGGTATCGGTTTACCAGAATCCAGACATCCGGCAAAAAGTTAAATAAGATTGTTCTGGAAAGCAAGTTCACAACAGTTCTTCTGTCAAAGTGCGTAGATGGGAAATATCTTTTTGAAACGCGAGCGAACAACAGCACTGCAAAGACACCAAAAGGAGCATTTGAGGATTTTGAAATAGAGAATGATATCACAACAGTGATTAAGGCATTGGAGGAATTTTAAATGAAAAAATTAAATGGATACGAAAAAGCACAGGCATACAGCGATACAGAGCGGCTCCCGGTTGGCGGGTATGTGCTGAAAATTCTTGATGCAGTGGAGCAGGACAACTCTGACAAGGGATGGAATAATCAGCTTATTATATCGTTTGACATCGCAGAGGGTGAGCATAAAGATTTCTTTGCAGCTAATTACAAGGCACAGACAGGCGAAGATAAAAAGTGGAAAGGTACATACCGTCTGCGCGTTCCAAAAGACGATGGAAGCGAACAGGACAACTGGACAATGCGCCGGTTCAAAACAGTGATGAATGCCTTTGAAGATTCCAACAAAGGTTATCGCTTTGACTGGGACGAAAAGAAACTCAAAGGCTTGTTGATTGGAGCATTATTCAATAACAAGGAATACGAATTT